TTTCTCCTTACGCCGCAGCAGTGACGGGTGCTTCAGAATCAACCATCGCCTGTGTGCCATGGATGATGAACTGGTCGAATTTGATATCTCCGAGCAGGTTGGCCGGATTGGTGTTCTTATACTCGCCGATGGAATCCACACGGTTCTGACGATACTTCCGGAATCCGGTGATCACCTTCGGAGTCGTGTATTTCTGCCCACGTCCGTTGATGGAGTCGGGTATCATAGAGAACGCTTAATACACCCGTTGCGCAAGCTTCGGAATGGAGTTCGCGGGATCGCGAGTGTCGATGTTGGCTATCCGGATAACCGACGCACGATGTGCGATCGACAGTCCTGTAACCCACATGAACCTTGCGTTCCGTTTCACGCTCTTGTCTCCGTTCGCATCCTTTTCGACATGCCAGTCGAACAATGTGATGTTCAGGCCGATCGTCTTAGAGTCGAGCGGATACGTCATGTGTATCCCGTCCGGCCCCATGACCATCATCAGCATCGACGAGTAGCCGTTTCCGCTCAGGTCCGATGCATCGTGTGAACCGAAATCGGTCTTTGCGTTTCCGTCGATGCACCAGAAGTTCGGAGAATCGAGGTCTGCTTCGGAAGAAATGTTCGGGAAGTAGGACATGATTCCTTTGAACTGCTTCTGCCTGTTCCCGTACACGATAGTATCTTCTACGCTGAGAGCGATCGCTCGTGCCGTATCCCTCTCGTCTTCATAGTCCATGACCTCGTGTCCCGGCGAGAACATCTGCTGTTTCTGATCGACCTCATGCCACATCTCGACGATACCGAGGTCGTCCCGATACGGTTCGGTGTGCAGGCGACCGCTGTTTCCGCTTTCGTCCACCGCAACCCATTTCGGGTAGAGCCGTCCGAACTTGCGGACTCCTCTGTTTTCAAGCACTCCGGTAGCCCGTCCGATCGGCATCGCCGACAACAGGTTGGTGGAACGTGAAAACTCGTCGATAACCGCACCTTCCTGAGTGTCCTTGAACTCCTTTGAATATTCCGAAAGAGTCCTGAACGGGGTGCTATGTACTGCATTTTCAGACATGTTGTATTTCTCCTAGATTTCGCCAGCCGAAAACGTCAACTCCCCCAACGCAACAATCCGCCGCTATTCTGTTTCGTTCCCGCCCCTTTGTTTCCGTTGGGAGGAACCGACGGTGCGTATTTGTCCGTGATCGAGGACAGCACGTACCAGAACACGGGATTCTTGTCGAGCAACGACATCTGCGCCGCCTTCTCGATGTCGGAACCTTTCTCGATGAACGAATCGTACATCTTCCTGGCTTCCTCCATCTTGGTGTCGTACTTGTCCTTGAAAAGCATCTTGAGCACTTCGTCACGTTCCTTCTCCACTCTTTCCGCAAACGATTCTTTGTTTTTGGAAATCGCTTCCATGAACGCCGAGTGCAGCTTGTCCGCATCTTCATTTCGAAGCTTGACATCTTTGAACGCCGCTTTCAGAACATCGTCGATGCCTTCGTATTCCGGGGAATCCCACGCTTTCGTGAAACTGTATTCGACATCAGCATCATGCTGATCATCCTTGCCCAGCAACGCCGAGATGACTTCCGGAATCGAATTGTGCTTCGAAAGCAACTCCTTGTGCGATTCCACGAAATCCTTGGGAAGCTGGTTGGTGTACTTCGGAAGGTCCGGGGTTTGGTTCTGATCCTGTGCTCCTTCATTCTGCCTTGTCTGACCGTCATCAGCCAATTTCGATTCCGGGGTTTGGTTCTGCTCCTGTGCTCCTTCACTCATCGTCTGTACTCTCCTTGGGCGTTTTACCCGTTACTTTCCTAAGAATCGAAGGACGGTTCATGAGGAAAGCTATCGTATCGACAACGGTCTCCACATCAAGGAAACCGAGCTGTTGAATCTTTTTTACCGCCATGTTTCGAAGCGGTAGTTCTTCAGGCGTTATCTCGCTGAACATCCCCATCTCGATGAGATAGTTCAGCAGTTCCTCCCTGCCGTATTCATCGGAATAGACCTTTCGCATCCTTTCCCTGATACGAAGATCCTCGATCGAAAACTCTTCGGTCGCAGGAATGATCATGCTGTTCATTGGTTCACTCCCTGTGCGTTGTTCAGGTTTGACCGTCCGTTCATGTTTCTCTCGACTTCGGAAGCCTGCAACGCCTGTTGCATCTGCATCTGTTGCTGTATCAACTGTTGCTTCATCTGTCTCTTGGCGTCCCTGTCACGCACTTCCACCAATGCGGACATCGGAGCAGAGACGGATATCGCCGCTTTCCTGGCAAGCTCGTCAAGATCGAAGTTGTCGAGCATCTGCGGTTGCTGCATCGCAGAGAATCGTTCGCATAGCTCGATCATCGCATTGACTCCGTCACGCTGCACATGGACCTTCAGGCTCCTTGCCAGCGGACCGTCAAGCTCGAATTGCATTGACGGATTCTTGGCCCGTATCATCTCTTTCGGAGGCTTCGGTATCCTGCCGTTTTCATACATGATCATGAACACCTCCTTCAGCAATGGATTGATCTTCTGCCATTGAAGATTTCCGAAGACTGCCGAAAGAATCGTGAGCTCCTGATTGTCGAGTGCTTGGATCTGCGTTGCGGTATATACCTTCATGTTCTCGAACAGATAGTTGAATAGATTGTTGTGCAGTAGCTTCTTCACCTTGTCCTCGCAAGCCGTTATCCTTGATTCCGCCCATGACACGTCTATCGATGTGACCATCGGCTTTGGCGTGAAATCCATGCTAGCGACGTACAGCTTGGAACCCGGATCGAGCGACACCCTGTTCTTCAATGATTCATGAATCTCCATCGGAGGATCGATGTTCTTGTCTATCGCCTTGAGTTCCTTGTAGGACAGCGAATTGAGCTTCCTTAGTTCGGGCAGGATGTTGATGATAGGGGACGAGCCGTATGGTGAGTTCCCGTTCCGCTCATATGTCGATACGATCACCGGGAAACGGTCGAAACCACCTTCTTTGATGGCCTTTTTGTAATCCACTGAATAGTCTACTGCGGCATACCGTTTCTCCGTAGATATCACGTATCTTCCGCCTGTCTTCATCGCCTTCCGAGGATAGATGCAATAGAGATAGGAGTGCTCGATATAAAGGAATCCCTGTCCGATCTCGTCCCTGATCTCTTTCGGTAGCTTCTCTTCCGAAACCCTGTCCCTTGCCTGTGCGTTGGTCATCGAGTATTCCCAGAAGAACGTATCGATCTTTCCGTTGTAATCCTGATCGATCCAGAACTGCCATGGTGCAACGGTCCTTGTCACGACCATTCCGTCGTCCTTGTTTTCCGAAATGACCTGGGCACTCGTGCCCTGTGCGATCATGTCCATCGCCGCCATCCGGTCTTCGGGATAGAAATTGCTTTTGTTCAGTTCGTCGGTTATCAACTGCTGTACTTTGTTGCAATAGTCCAGACATCCATAGATCGCATCGGAATCAGTGAAGTCATCCGCCTTGTATACGAGGTTGAACCACTGGAAGTTCTGCGACACGAGGTTTCCGACGAATCCGTTGACGAACGTCTGATATGCCTCTATTCCTGTTGCGTTGTACAGAGTTATCTTCGGAACAGGAGTATAGCCGAACTTCGAGAACGGAGTCCTGTGCCCGACGTATGCACAGGCTTCCCATCTCAGTTCCTCGGTAGGCTTTCGTAGTTCCTTGAGATTGTTCCATCTGTTCTCGATCGCAAACGCAAGGTCCGTGTCCGTAGCCGCAATTTCAGCCGCCAGTCGTCCAAGATATCTTCCTTCCGGGTCCTGCGTTCCTATCAGCCTAGTATTCTCCATGCCTCGATTCTATGATTTGTCAAGCGACAAGACACGTACCACGGTAACAGAGACTACGCTATGGCGAACACGTCGTAAACGTCCTCTTTATGAACCTCGAATTTCATTCCTTTTCTTTCCAGCATCATCCGGTCGTAGTCCTCGACGTCCTCGACGTCCGGAAACGTGATCGGTATCGATCCGTCCGTCAGCTTGGCAAGGGAGTCAAGGCCGTCGTCATGCTTTCCATATGGATATTTCAGATATTCTTCGCTGATCCACTGGTCGAGCATGTCAACCTGCTTTCCGTCATACGTCACATGGACGATGCTCTGCGGCACGTATATCCTGCGTTCACGGAAAACAGGCACGAGCGTGTCTATTCTCTGCGACTTCGGTCTGTTGCCGGTAGTCACCTCCACGATCGAGAAACGATACGACAGCTGGTTCATCACGTACCTGTAGTGCATGATGTCCGATTGCATCGACACCTTCTCGTAGTAGACCATCGGCTTGCGGTTCTTTACCGTGAATCGCTTTACCATGGAGAACAGCGCGTTCGTCTTTCCAGTGAGATCGAGCCTGTCGTATATGAGATCGAGTATGTAGTAGTTCGAGTCAGGTCCAGCACCGACGCACCACATGGCAGTCCTGTCCGAACGCTTCTTCGTGCTTCCGGCAGGGTCGACGATGATATATATGTTGAGCTTGTCCAGCCTCAGTTCCTGCCACACTTGGAGCCAGTCGTTCTTGAATCCTCTCGTATCTCCTATGGCCGGATCGCACATCATCTGCGACGCCCATACGTATTCGCTCATCCCCCTTCTCTTGAGATCAAGGGCTGAAACGTCATACAGCACTCCCTCTCCGTCCACGATGCACGGCCAGACCCTCGGCTTGGCGAATCCCTTGGAGATTATTTCATGGTACGTGTCGTCCTTGTGGTATCTCGTCCCGATGATCCTGAACCTAAGGTTCGCAGTAGTCCCCGTGTTGGTTGACATCCAGAACTGTCTCGTGGTCTTCTCTATCATCTCCGGGGTGGTGACGGATTCTGGTATCACCACGTCATCGTATATGAGTATGTCGAAATGTCCTCCGGTCTTCTGTCCTACGACGAGACCCGACGCTTCAAGGGTCTTTTCCTTCTTGTTGCTCTTTCTTTTCACGACGAAGCCCTCGGATGACCATTTCATCTGACGCACCATGCCGTCTTCGTCCGTCCATGAAGGTTGGTTCACGTTGTCGAAGAGGATGTCAGGGAACAGCCGTATGAGCATGGCGTTGGATTCGAGCGTCACCTTCACCTGCTCAAGGAATTTCGTTGCGGCGGTTATGTTGTACGAGTATATGCAGATCGTCACTTCAGGATCGACAAGTATGTCCTGTATCGTCTTGAGCCATGTTATGATCGAGCTCTTGTAATGCTCCCTCGCCCATATGTCTATGCATCCGTCAGGCTCTCTCTGCACATCGACGCACCTGTCGTACAGGAACGGACGTTCCTGCCTTGACATCCGACCGCCACTCTCGATCTCAATGTAGTCGAAGTCCGTCCGTCCGAGGATATATACCGCAAGGAAGAACAGGTCATGGCGTATCCTGTGTCTGCACCACGAGACGTACACGTCGTCACCGAACGCCTTCGCAAGCATGATGCGGTCCTTCACTTCCTTGTGGTACTCCGCTTTGTCGGTCGGAAAGTCCACCGTGTAGAGCCACTTCTTCATCCGAACCGCCAATCGACCGTCGTCAAGATTCCTCTCCATCTCCCACTTGTCCAGCCCGGAATCTATGGACAGTTCCATATACAGCTTCCTAATCCTGTCCATCGCCAGCCTCGTCGTATCCAAGCTCCTTCACGTTGGATTCAAGATTTTCAAAATGTTCGAAGTGCTCGTCCAGACTCTTTCCTATCCCTTTCTTCTCCGGCCCCTTGAGCTTCCTGTCGAACATCCCCAACGCCTGCATCACGCACTTCCCGGCCTGCACCTGCTCCCTGAACAGCGGAGGCACATACACCACCTCCCCATCCTTCGTCAGGACGGGTTGCGTCACCCTCCCGTGGAAGATGTCGTTCATCCTTCTCATCGCCTCTTCCGGAGTCGTCACCATCACCTGCGCAAGATCGGCACCCTTGCGACGAGCTATCTCCATCGATATCACAGGATGGTTCAAAAGCTTGTTGGCCTGCACGTTGATGCTGTTCCCTTCCCCTGAATACCCTGCTTCCCTGGCACTCCGCGCAGCATTCCCGCTCCTTACATAGTTGTCTATGAACCGCTTCTGCTTCTCGGTAAGGTCTTCATATGTCCTGACTATCTTTCCCATGCCATAAAGTTTATGTCCTTACTAATATCTTCGCTTAATGTATGGTAACAGCGACCAAATATGCTTAAAATATGCAGAAATACATACGATAATGAATATAAATTGCATAAAAGGCGGTATTTCCCCGGCAATTACCCATACAACCATTGAATATTTATTCACAAACAACACTAACAACATTCAAGCAGAGTTGAAATTTACATAGTGCAATCATCTAGGGGGATTCCGCTCCCAGCCTGCCCGCCCGATCGCCGGGGTGGGGGTGCTGCCACAAGGGGCGATGGGACCAAACACCCGGGTC